TAGAAAAATTCTTATCCTTGATAAATTCAATCTTAGAATCAAATTTACCTTCCAGCATATCACCTTTATGTGATATGATAAAGACGTTAGTATCGTCACCGAGAGTATGTATAATTTTCATCAGGTTTTCGATGCCTGCTTCGTCTAACGATGAGTCAAACGTCTCGTCGAGGATTAGGAGATTAGTGCTGATGCTGTTCTTCATCTTGGCAACCTGTCGCCAAGTAAACAGAAGTGCTAAATCTATACGTTGCTTCTCGCCTTCGGAAAACGAATCATATGTAAAAGCATCACGGAAACGCGAACGGATAGTCTCTTGGAAACTTTCATTGAGATCAAAATGAACATAGAAGTCAAGTATAGAGAGGTATTGATTTACTAATGTATTTATCACAGGCAGATACTGCTTGACAATCTTGGTCTTGATACCAGTATCCTTGAGCATCTCTGCTATCACGCTGTTGTATGCTGCTTGATCGTTTAGTTTATTTCTAGACTCCATCAAGTTATGATACTCTTTAACCAAAATATCGTATTCATCGTTCGCTTTGGCGAGATCAGATTTATCATTAGAGAGATGATCAAGATCCCATTGTACAATCTGTATTTCACTGTCACATTTAGTAATGAGATCATTTAAAGATTGTATCTCGGTTCCCCAACCAAAACTTAAACTCTGCCTGTCTTGGCACTCCTTTAATCGTTCTGTTGCTCTTTCAGTTTGCGCTGCGATTTCAATAAGACGTGATTGAAACTCTGCTGCTGTTTTCTTTGCCTGTTCGAGTTTCCCTCGTTTGAGTTCTTCGTCAATGTCTTGTTCACAGGTGGGACAGGAGGAGTGATTTTCATAAAACTTTGTTTCCTTTACAAGTGCCTTAATCTTGGTTTGTATCTCAGTGTTCGCCTCTCGTAGATCATGAACCTCGTTAGTCGCCGCCAAGTTTTCCTCTTGTAACCCTTCATTGTTAGCAATGACTTTGGCGTTCAGGGCAGAGATGGCGGCGAAGTGTTGTTCTTTCTCATCCTTATATCGCTGGATGAGTTCTTCCTTTTCCTGCTTGGCGTCATGATTGAGTTTAGAAATATCTCGGATGTATTTCTTTTGTGCTTCAGTTTTAGTTTCGTTGATCTCAATGTCATGGTATGCTTGATTAATTTTTTCTTTTAACGTAGCATTCTGTTCTTTCAACAGAGCGTTCATCTTAGAAAAAACATTAATATCCAAAAGGTCTTCAATAACTTCCCTTCTGTTGTATGCGGATAATTGCATAAACGGAGTGAAGGAAGAAGAACCCAGTACAACAACCTGATGAAAGGTTTTATGCGTGAGTTTCAAGATATTTTGTTCAAGAACTTTTTGATATTCTTTGTTGTGTGAGTTTTGATTCAATAAAGTCCCGTCAACATATATTTCAAATCTTCCTGGTTTCAGTGCACGAAATACTCTATATTTTTTAGAACCTATATTAAACTCAACTTCAACTTCACATTTTTTATTGTTGATAGAATTGACTAACTGTGGTTTATTAATATTCCTATGTGCCTTACCAAAGAGAGCAAAGGATATCGCATCTAGCATAGTAGACTTACCCGAACCATTCTGTCCAACAACAAGTGTATGCTTACTAGATGTTAAATTAATTTCAGTCCAGTTATTCCCTGTGGACAAAAAATTCTTGTATCTGACTGAAGTAAACTTAATCATAAGATAGGAAACCTTTCTAAAAGATCATAATATCCGCCGATGTATTCTCCATTGACCCAAATAAAGGGCGGTTTTTTATCATAAATCCAGTACTTCTTAACCTCATCTGGTAAATTTCGTATAGATTCTATAGGTGCACGGTATGCCATAAATTTTATACCTAATAGATGACAATGTAAAATGCTTCGCATTGCCCATCCACAATAATGAGATCCAATCGGGGATGCTACACTAGCAATATACACAGGAGGGATTTCATATGCTTCGCAGTTAGTGGAAATTTTATAGTCATTATGATCAAAACCTGCATCTATAACTGGCAGCATAATTATGATACCTCTAAGGTCTGCGCTTCTAGCATAAGATCGTTCATCTCTCTTTTAATTCTTTCTTTATCTAAAATAGTTTCTACATTATCAATGTATTGAGATAATAGAGTCGAAGTATCTTCTACCTCAAGTCCTTCGTCACTAACTGATGCTCCAGTAAACTCATTGAAGTCCTCTTGTATTTTTAGATCATAGATATCGCGTTGCTGAATTCTATCAATGAAGCGATCGAACATGAATCCGTCGGTCTTGTTGATAACAACAACCTTCACGAATCTCTTATCAAGTATGGACAAGTCCATCTTGTTATAATCTTCTTTCTCATCATCATAACGGATACGATGAAATAAAGTAAGAGGATTACGGACAGGTGTTAGTTCGCGAGTATCAGTATCGAACACATGAAAGAACTTGTCGTCGTGCGCGTCGTTCCAGAAAAATTCCATCTGCGACCCAAGATAGTGAATGTTACCTTGGTTAGACTTACAGTGATAGTGACCAGAAAGCACCAACTCAAACCTGCGGAGATTATCAGCAGACATACCATGAGTACAAGGCACTCCACGAAGCATGTCAAATCCATTCAACTCAAAGTGACCGCCAACAACATCTGCTTTACAATTAATAAGGAACTCGTTAATTTCTTCTTCATTGTCCTGACAGATCCAAGGAACCAAGGCGAACTTCAATCCATCATAGTCAAGAACTTTTGCTTGCTGAACAATGTTCACCTCGTTCATGTAATGTCCGAGTAGTTCCTTCAATGAATTAAGTTCGTTTGTGTTCTTATAGTACGTGTCATGGTTACCAGGAACGATGTCCATAGTAATCTTATCTTTACGCAATCTTTCAAGGAACACTTTACGATTACTGTTCAGTGCCTTAAAGTTAATGAACCTTCGGTGCTCGTAATAATCGCCAAGGTGGACGATATGCTTAATGTTGTTCTCATTCAGATAAGGAAAGAACACTTCGTTGTAGAAGCGTTCTTGGTAATCAATAAAAATATCTGAGGAGTTCCTGATACCACAATGAGTATCGTTAAGTATAGCAAACTTCAAAACTATTCCTCTAGGAAGTCGGACAAGTCAGAGTCATATTGAAATGATTTTTTACGGTTTACGACTTTTGTTACTTGCTTATATTCTTCAACTTTAGCATCTTTTTCTTTTACTTCATCTATACGGCGACGGAGATTATCAACAAAGGATTGGACTGCCTTTGCTACTTGCGGATCTTCATCTGGATCAATCATAAATTCTTCAATACCAGATTCTGCAAGGAATTTTAATTTAACATCTTGTTGCCTTTTTTCTTTCTTTATTCTCCGAATAAATGCGTACCAAGAAATTTGAGTAAAGTATCCAAATGCATTTGGTTTACCTTTGCGGGTCGCTGCTTCTATGTTGTAATTACCGATAGCATTCAAGCAGTTCTCCACTGCATCCATTACCATCTCTTCACGATAAGTGTATCTAACAAAATTAGATTTATGAGACAACCCCTCAGCGATTTTCAAAAAACAACGGGCGATATAGTCAGGTACAATGGGATCTGATTCTTTTTTGTCTCTTGCCATTCTGACAGTTTTTACATAATCAACCACCGCTTGTGAAAATTCTGCATTATTCACATAATGTGGACGTTCGTTTGGTTTCATTATCACTCCAAAAAATATCAACTATAGGATATTGTACCCTAAAAAGATTAAAAAGTCAATCCCTTGGTTTAAAAGTTACTATATTGCCTGTATTCGTTATAGGTTCTGGTTGGTCGCCATTACCTAATACTTCCTGCATAGTTTGGCAAGATTGTAAGTATTGATCAATAGGTTATCGGATGGGGTAGACAACGAAACTATTGATATTGGATTTATAGCACAAGATGTTTCTAAGTTATCAGTGTACTTTAGGAAAGGTCTCATAATGTAATATTGCTTTCCTTCCATTTCGTTTTCAAAATCATCATCTTCTAAGTCTTTAATTAAAACAGCATGATCTACTAGGTAATGATTTTCGTCATTTTCTAATATTTGAGCAACTATCCATTCACCTGTTACAAGATAGAACTGTCCCAATGAAGGTCTACTAATCTTCATATATGCACCTTATGAAGTT